GAGAAGTGAGAAAACAGGGTCGGCAGGGCGGAACGCCCCCTAACCGCCCTACGGGCGGTCTCCCCGCCCCTGCGGGGCGGTCTCCCTGTCTATTTTTATCCCCTTTTTTATTCTATTTTACAAAGTATCACTTTCTCACTATTTTTGTTAGATGTGAGAAAATATCGAACACGACTGGATGACCCCCCCGCTCTGGATGACCCCCGACCCCCCTCACCCAGAAATACCCTCATCCAGAGCGGTCGGCGGGGGGGTAGTGGGGGGGCGGTGGTGGTGGCGGTGGTGCGGGGGGCGGGGGCGGGGGAGAAACCTGATGATGTCGCCCATCCCACACAATCCAAAAAAAATTGAAATGATTTTACTTCTGTGTGCTATCCACAAACAACCGATTACGATTACGATGTTTTCCGCTATTGCTTCCGCCGTTCTCTCCGCTACTGGTCTCGCCCCCAAGTCTTCCTGTATTCTTCTGGAGCGTCTCGGTCAATACCCCCGCGACACCTGTGTCCTCTGCTTCAAATCTGGAATAACACGCAACGCCTCTGGTTGCTGTGATGAGTGCGACCTTTTCGCTGACCTTCTCGTCAGCGACAAGGACTTCGCCGAAGGGGTCGAACTCATCGTCAAACAAAACCGCAAAGCAGTCGCAACCCTCAAAACCCAATACTTCCATCTCCAAGCACCAATCGCAGGTATGACTTATTCTCTGTTTGTTCCTGACACTTCCATCTTCTCCAATCCAGAAAAACATCACTACTACGCTTGTCTCATCCAATCATTCTTTCGCACTCGCACATCCTATCAAAACGACAAGAAAAAACAGTTCCTCATCGAACCGACTTTCGGCACATTCATCGCCAACGAGACAGGCAGTATCGCGGATATGAAACAATTCTGCTACTGCTGGATGACTTGCGTTCAGGCATCCCTCCAAGTCCCCGTGAGCGACAAAATCATTCCCGACTTCTGGTTGCTTGAAGACTGCGTCGAAGGGACATTTCATCACATCTGCGATATGTTTCCCGACAGGCAACGCAAAATGACTGTCAAATCTCACATCTTTCGCGACGATGACCACCAAATACGCGGTATGTTTCGCCTTGAAGACGACCGCAATATTGATGGTGATGAAATCGCCATCGCATTCGCTCAAGGTGCTCCAATCTACAAACAGTCTGGCGATTGTTCTTCTGGAAAGGGGGGTCGTTGCTACGCAGTCCGCCAAAAGTCATTCGCCAAAGACCTACTCTTCATCGACCAAGTCTGGGAAGAAAAGTTCGGTCAAAAACTCGCCAAAAAAGAACAGCAACGCAAGGAGCAAGAACGCAAAGAAAAGAAACAGCGTCAGCGTGAAGAACAACGCGAACTCGACCGCAAACGCAACGAAGAAGAAAAAGCACTCAAACTCGCCCGTGCCTCCCTCGTGGAAGCAGTCGCCAAAGTGGATGTGGAACTCGAAACCATCCGCAAACTCCGCGAACTCAACCGCGAAGTCGCCCTCAAAAACCAAAAACTCGCTGACCGCAAAGAAGCAGAAAAACTCGCAAAGGAGGCAGAGAAACGCCACGCTGAAAAACTCAAACAAAAAGAACTCGAACGCCAAAAGTTCCTCTCAAAGAAACAGTAAATCTTTGAGACGAACTACTACTACGGGGCAGGGTAAGACCCCTTTTTTTTATCAAAAGAAAAGATTACCTACACTTGATTTTACCCCTCAACTTCTCCAACATCTCCCTCATATTCTTCGCTCCACCCTTCGCCGTCTTCAACTCCTTTTGAAGTCGTGTTGCTTGTATCTTCTCCGCATCATCGTCCAGTTGTTGTCTTCCAGCAATCTCTCGGTCATACATATCATCCTCTTCCATCTCCTCTTCGGGTTCTTCTTCATCGCTGATATAATCCTCATCGGGCAAAAACGCAACACGCTTCGCACTTCCAAAAGTTCCATACGGCATCTCCTCACCCTCCTCCCTTTCTATACCCGCACCATACGGATTAGTCGGCATTCCCTGTAATGCCTTCATCATTCCCGACCAGTTTCCTCTATCCTGAAAACCATCGTGTATCATCAAATCCATATACTCGTCATCCATTCCCGCCATATCCGCCGACACACCACCATTCATTCCATCGCCAACACGAGGGGGTTTCGGTGCTCCCATCGTCGGGTCATACGGTATATTCGCAACACCCGCTCGAACTGCCCTCTCCTCCGCACGACGAAACTTCCTCTGTGCTGTATCCAACGCCTCCCGACGCTGTCTATTTTGAGGGTTGGCGGCGAGTGCCTGTTGTGCCTGTGCTACATTCAGTCGGTTTCCTTCCAACTCACGAATTAAGTTTATATCCGCTCTGTTTAATGCCGCCGCCCTTTGCTGGGGGTCTGGTTGCTGGGGTGCTACTGGCGGTTGTGCTGGTGCTCCCTGTGCTGGAACTGCTCCTTGCTGTGCCTGATATGCCGCTAAATCCTGTTGATATTGAAGAATTGCCGCCCTTTCTCGCCTTACTAAATCCACTACTGCTCGTCTATTCGGTAAATCCAGTAGATTTTGTGCTGCCCACGCCAACGCTGGTTGTGCCTGTGCTCCCAATAGTAAATCTTGCGGAACACGAAGGGCGGGTGGTTGTGGAGGTGCTCCTACTGCTTGGGGTGCTGGTTGAACTGGTTGTGGAATTGGTTGGGGTGCTGGTTGGGGTTGCCTTTGAACATTTGGTCCAACAATAGGGGCAATCGGTGCTGCTGGTGGTTGTCCTGCTGGTTGAGGGGGTTGAGGTATATCTAATGGTGGCGAAAAATTAACTGGTCGCAGGTCATTATTGTTGATATTATCATAACTCTCCAACACCGCTCGAAACTCTGGTATAGGCGTTCCCGCCGCGTGAGCGTTTAATATCTGCTCCAAACTCGGTTTTACACTATCAAACTTCTCCTGTATCGCCTGTTCTTCTCTCGAACTCAACTTTCCTGTCCGTCCATACAGACGAATATACGCCGTCGCACGATTATACGCCGAGAGATATTCACTTATACCCTGCGTCAATTTACCCGCCTCCGCTGGTATCGCCATCGCTGAAACCGCCTGTGATAATGATGATGCCATCTTATCCAAAAATCCCGCCAACTCAAACGCCGTCTTTCTGTCGAGTTCATCAGGTCTTAAAAACTGCTCCTTACTCTGTGCGACAAACGGAAAGTTCAGTAAAAATGCCTTCTCTCTTGCCCGTGCGTCCTCACCTAACGCCTCCGCAATCTGTCTGCTACGCATCGCCCTATCCGTATCCGTGCCTCTGTGTCGATTTGCCATTTTCAGTTGTTTATATTCGTTAATCTCCTTTTGTTTTTATTATTAATTTCACTTCATCATTTCTTATAGAGATTATTCGCCTTTATGTATTTCACCGCCTCCGCCAGTTTCATACCTTTCTCTTTCATCGTCTTACTCACAAACGCATTATACGCACTTGTCTTCCCGCCGTGTGCCCCCTTTCCACTATACTCACTCTTCATCTTACTCATCGCTCCACCAAAAACAGCGTGTAAATTATTCGTCTGGGTTAGTGGATGTGCCCCTCCCGACATCGCCCCTCCCTGACTAACACCCTTCGTCACTCCGTTCAAAATAAGGTTATTTATCTTCTTTGCCGACCTTCCCGTAGTATTCTCCATCTGTGTTCCATCCCATATATTCTGTGATGCTACCTCATCCACCGCACCCGACTTCTTCTGTGCCTTCGCTGAATAACCACGCTCCGCAACTATCGCTCCCATCGAATTATCTCCGCTCACCGCCAATCCCTCACGCTCTTTCATATTCGTCTTTCGAGAGATTTTCTTCTTACCACCCTTAAAGTTAAACTTATCCGTTCCCGCCGTCGTAAATCTATCAACAGGCATCGTGGTCATTACAGGTTGTCGTGTATCCTCGAAATCCGCCTTATCCACCAAACCGTCCCACCAATTCTTCCCCCCCTTCTTACCACCGTTCCCAACAACGACAACATCATCCTCATCTCGCATCGCAGGAGTGGGAGGTCGAGGAGGAGCAGGAGGAGCAGGAGCAGGAGGAGCAGGAGCAGGAGCAGGAGGAGCAGGAGCAGGAGCAGGAGGAGCAGGAGCATCAGGAGTATCAAAATACGCTTTCAACAGAAGCAACGCTGCCGACCCAACCGCATATGTCGTAGGTAAAAACGGTATAAATATTTTGGCGTTGTCATACGCAAATCTCAATATAACTTGCGTTGCTTGATGGTTATACCCCTTCTTCAAAGTTCTCGCCGCCGTCATCACCGCCGAAGGGGCAGCGACCGCACCACTCACAATATAACCCGCAAACGCCGTCGCCGCAGGTATGAGAATATTGTCTAACCCCCTTCGACCCAGAGCAAGAATGTCTTGATAAGTTATTCCGCCTTCCAGTTCGCCCATTTTTGACGGGGCGGACGAAACCCCCCTACTGTTTTTTGGCACGATTTTCCTCTTCCTTCCACCTATACCTGACCCTACTGGATTACTTGACGGCATATCCCCATACGAAGTCGAACCAGTCGCGGCGTTCAACTGCTCCACCTCCAACTTCGGCGAAAAACCGAGAGAATTAGCAGGTATCGGTTTCGCATCCGCAAACACACCCTCACCACAACCCTTCATTCCCATTCCCATCGACATATTACCCCCCTTCGAACCACGCTTCGCACGAATACTCGCCATATATGCCTTTGCTTCGGGAGAACCCTTCACCAAACGAGCACGACCACCCGAACGACCCGATGGAGCACCATACATACCACCAGACATTCCCGACGGACGACCATACATACCACCCGATACTCCACTTTGACCATAACCCAGCAACTCCAACACACCAGCACCCGCCTCACCATAAGGATTTCCACTTGCCAATAGGGCGTCCTTCAAAGGAGTTCCTACCACATCTAAAACTGGTTTTACATAATCCTCCCAAACACCCTTTACGGTATCGTAAGCACCCTTGACTGCCTCCGTAAAATCATCCCAGTTATTATACCACTCGCCACCATAAAAACCAGCACCACTCTTACCCAATAGGTCTTGAACGAATGCCAACTCTTCCGCAGTAAAATCACGCCCACCTGACGCCAACATTTCAGGGTCTTTCGTCATCCTACCCACCTTCTTACTGTCTTTCATACGGTTTCGCCCACTCGAAAAATCATCGAAGTTCTCATACCACGCCGCCTCCACCTGCGGTTTTCCACTACCATCCATATTACCCACCTGAACTTTCGTTTCCAAAGGAAACTGCGGTTTTCCAGACCCACGAGCAGACATCGCCTTATCTATTACACCAGCATACGGCACTTCTCGAAAAGGCATCGTGACACCCACATCCGTCGCCGACGCACCACCATACCCAGCACCACCATACCCAGCACCACCATACCCCGCCCCTCCGTGAGTGATTGTTAGTTGTCCTCGCCCACTCAAAACCGTATCCCGCCCTTGTGCCGCATCAGCAACCATCCCTATCGGGGTATAACGAAACGCCTGACCGATATCATCGAGAAAACCACCTCCAAACGCCGCCGCACCACCCTCCATACGATACTCCTTTTCCGCCTGTGAAAGTGCTCGGGGATGGTTCGCCGCACCCCTCATAACATCGTTGTATTGAGTATCAATTCCGCTATCGCTTCCATACCCCCTACCTACAAAATTGGCGGGAGCGTGTCTCGCCGCCCTTTCCATTATCGCATCATTAATCGAAGCAATCCGTCGGTTATATGCCGTATCCATTTTCCGTTTATAAATTAGTATAACAATTGTTTTTATGTCTTATACTAATTTTATCGCTATTTCGTAATTATCTCTCGGCGTTCAGCATCGGGAAGCAAGTTTCATACGACCGCCAATACCATCAGCACCTTTACCGAGTGCGGATTTCGCGGCGGAAACTGCGTCCATAATCGCCTCCTGTGCCTTCGGGGCGACATCAGCAACCGAAGTGACGGCGGAACTTTCAACACCACCAACCAAACGCAAATGACGCTCACTCACGGGTTTCATTTCACTCGCGGCGAGAACATCACTCTTCGTGAGGATACCCGTGTAAGTAGAACTGACACCCTGCGATGTGATAAACAAACCACTATTCACGCACATCAAAACCAGTTCGACAGGTTGGGCAGCAAGAGTGTAATTCTGTATCGTAACGTTGAACTGTAAATTGAAACTACCCAGCGACCCCGCCGCGTAAAACTCCTCTACAATAGGGATATCCTGTCCAAAACGCAAAGCAAGAATAGACCCCGAAGTAAGGACTTGTTGAAGACGAGTATCATAAAGACCACCAACGGGAGGCAGGTATTTATTAGCATACCCTCGAAACTCCTGCCAAGTCTGGTTCGTGGTTTTCGCAGACATACGATACAAAGTATCCTGTGTAGCGTTCGCCAACAGACCTGACTGGTTGTTCCAGTTAATAGAAATACCAGTAATGGGGTAGAAACAATCAGCATCACGGTTCGTCTGCTGGGACATCGGTTTTCTCGCACAAATCACCAACATATCGGGGACTTGATTTAACTGAATGTTGTTGCTTGAAAAAGGGAGTGTAGTGGGAACTAACTCATTCGTAGCACTCACAGCGGCAGCACCGATGTTCGTATTAAAGGTAGTCAAATAACGCGGGAAATCAACATAATCCACCACATTTTTCGAGGGCAAAATCTGGGAAGGATGGGGAGTGAGCATCTGGAAAATTAGTCGAGCACCCGTCACATTAACAATCGAAACGGCATAGTTAGCAATCGCCGCCTCACTCGCACCGCAACGCCACAAACGGGATGCCTGTGCGGATATGTTGAAAATGAAGTTCAAGTTGCTCACACCGTAGAGTGCCATCTGGTTCGCCGAGAGATTGGCGAAGTGAAAGGGAGACAAAAACAGGGGTTCAAATGAAGTGAAACGAAGACGCACAACACGAAGAGTTCCATCACCGATAGTCTGTTGGTTTTTCAAGTTAGCACCAATAACAGGTTGGGTCTGCTCCAAACTGTCGATACTGTAAGTGCCACGAGACACAAGAGAGTTATCGGCGGTCTGTGCCCAAGAACCGTTGCTGTTGTTGTTTGCCCCCAACTGGTCTTCATAACTACGGTAAGTATCAGGAGCAAGAGGAGCAATACCGTTCCAACGAGCAAGAGCACGGTCATCACCATACATACGAAGCAACTGGGGCAACACATCACGAATATTCACCGAAACGCTGTTGTTATTCACCTGAACTTGAAGGGTAGTGGCGGACATATGAAGGGGAAGGGGAGCAAGAGCATCACGATTACCCAAATCAACCAAAAACTCACCAGCGGCGGGACTGCCTCTAATTTCAAGTTCATAAGTAGATTGCCAAACAATATTTCGGTCGAGAAGCGTAACTTCACTCGGGGTCTGGATAGAAAAAGTCTGCGAAGAAGCACTTGCCGAAGTAGCAGGATAAATCTGGGTGGTAACATTCTGCCCTGATTTTACAACACCAAAGGGGAGACTGTCTGTCACCCTCATACGAGCATCTTCCACGAGCACTTTGCGAAAATCTGCTGAACTCATTTTTATTCGATTTTATGAATATAGTTATAACTTTGTTTTTATATATAATTTCAGTTGTATTTTCGTTCGCCGAGAGATTAATCAATTGTCGCATTATAGAAGTCCTTCCTTCGAAACAGGATTTTAATGGATGCCGCACAACCCGCCGCCAGATTGAACCGATGTAATCCACTATACTTGTCCTTCCAGAACACCGAAACCTCCACCGCATTCACAGGGGTCGTTCCACGCAAATCCAACATACGATACTCCGCCGTCGGCACATATGTAATCCTCGTCTGGGACGATGTGCCTGTCGCACCCTGTAATTCAAAATCAGTCAAAACTGGTGCTGTCACGTTGTTATTGCCCGATGAACGCAAATTGCTACTCGTCACACCATCGTAAAAATTGAAAATCGCTGGTTTTGATAATAGGGTGTTTTGAACTGGAAGAAGTGATGTCGAAAACACAAGTGAGGATATGGGTGAAAATAAAATCGTCGTTGAATGCTCCTGTGGAACTATAATCTGCGGTATTGCCGATACTGATGATGCGACTGCCGTAAGGGGGTAGGACGGTCTGCTTCCTCCACTCGTGTTTTGATACTGGTTGTTATATACAACAATCATATCCTCTGTTCCTGTCGTTAATTGAAACTGGTTATTGCCTTGAAAAATAGTAGGAAACGAGTTCAGCAGATTTGATAGGGGGGTATTCATATACAACTTAATCACCCGTCCTGTAAAACCAGCAGTATTCGGTAAGTTCTGGTCGTAAGTGTCGTAGGCGTAAGGGGGTGCTGTCCCTGCTAATGCTGGAGGGCAAAGAGGAAAACTCAACGAAAATAACTCGCCATTCGGGTCATAAAACATCTGCGGACAATAGTTCTGTGAGATGTTCGCTGGTGTCCCTGCCCTTGTGCCTAACGCATTCTTTCCCGCCGCTACTAACTGGGTGTTAAAATTATCAAACGCCGCCTTCAAAGCATTATTCGCATATTGAAGCACCAGCGAAAACTCATTTACATAGTAGTAGTCAGTAGTTAAATCCTGAAATGTCAAAGCACCCGACGGAGGACTGATTGTAAGGTCATCTGGAATATAAATCCAGTTCTCTTGTGCCGCCAAATAATCCGTCACGGGCGGAACAACCGAGTAGTCCGTCACACTCATACCCCACGCATAAATCAGTTTATTCGGGTTCGCTTGTCCTAACAACACTTGCGGAATGAAAATCGGCAGGGTAGGGGTCTCGATACTGAAACGCACAACCGACAATAGGTAGTCTTCGGGATACTTAATGATAGGGTTCTGTCTAATCTCGTTGAAGGTCAGGGGCGGGGCAGTAGTCCCCACTAATGTCGGGTTATAATCACTCACAACATTAATGTCGTAGTATAAATTATAGGGGTCGGCAGAAGTCAAATTACCTCTTGTTGTCATTTTACTCGTTTATATTCGTTATTGTTCTTTTGTTTTTATTATTAATTTCCATTCGTCTTATCTTTTGATTAAAAAAAGGACGCCCCTGTCCTGTATTTCATCTTCGGGTTGTCTTACACCCTCTCTCCCGTAAATGATTGTTCGCGTCTTCTTTCAAAGTTCGACGCGAACTTCGGGTCGCGACGCAACTCCTCCATACACGCCTTCTTGTAGCAATCCGTCTTTCCTGTAAAGTCAGCGACAATTTGAAACTCCTTACCTCCGTATTCGTAAAACTCCGTGTCGTCATCACGCAACCACCCCATCGAACCGAACACAATCTCACCGCCGTTTTTGCGTTGTTCAATAACGGCGTTGAAGAAACACATTCCAAAGTAGGGGCGGTCGTCGAAAATCCGCCGAAAATGACCTGCGTAGTTCTCGCCAAACACATTCTTCGCCTTCTTGATGTGCGACGCAATCATTATTTTCTGCGTCATTTCAGGGGCGGGGAGGTGGCAGGAAACATCTTGAAGTCGGTTTTGTCTTTGTATTTGTCTGTGTTCGGGGAACTTCGGGTCAATCACGCGTCCATCTCGCACCACCCAAAAGTGCCCCACCATAACTTCTGGCAAGTCCATCGCCAAAATGTCGTAGTAGTCCTTTCTGTTCGTAGTTGTAAATCCGCTCATCGTTGTCTGTTGTCTGTATGTCTGGCACATATGAGTAAAAGGATTTCAATTTTTTTTGGACGCACCACCACCACCACCCACCACTACCCCCCCCACCGACCGCTCTGGATGAGGGTATGTCTGGATGAGGGGTCATCCAAGCGGGGGGTCATCCAGCGGGGTCAGGGTCATTCAAGGGCGGTCAAATAGATAGTCCGCTCTGGATGAGGGTAGGTCTGGATGAGGGGTCATCCAAGCGGGGGTCATCCAAGAGCAGAATGCGGGGGGGGTAGTGGTGGTGGCGGGGCGGGGCGGTGCGGGGCGGGGCGGGGGCGAGGGAGAAACCTGATGATGTTGCCAATCCCACACAATCCAAAAAAAATTGAAATGCTTTTACTCATTTGTGCTACACACAGACAACCGATTACGATTACGATGACTTGCTCTATTTGCCAACAGAAGGGACACAACAAGCAGACTTGCTCTGTTGTTGTTCGCTACCAATACGACGACTGCGGTGTGAGATGCCGTATCAACCCCAACGACGACCAAGACTTTCAACCCGTCGAGACCTACTGCCTCCCCTGCGGTTCGCCCACTCTTGAATGCGAGTGCGGAGAATACAAGTGCGGAAAATGGTTCAACGAAGAAAAAGGTAAGTTTCAAGGTGCTCCCCGTCGCCGTCGCCAGACCCGTTTCGCCCCAATCCCCATCTGGACTGCCCCTGAAACCAAAGAAGAAGTCGCCACCACAGGTAAGTATGCTGGAATGACCGCCGTCCAGATTGAAGCAATCTTCGCCGAAAGAGAACGCAAAAACTACGAAGAACTCGTTGCCCCCATCATCGCCCCAAAACTCGCTTGTGCCGACTGCGGTCAGGTCGAAACCGAATGCCGTCTCGAACGCCTCGTCGGCGGAAAGGTAATGTGCTGTGATTGCCTTGACCCCAAACCTACAGAAGAAGAAGACGACGACGAAACCGTCAGCGTGGTAAGTGAAGACACCTGCGAATGCTGTGGAAAACCCTACGACCCCCGCAATCCTCACCGCCTATGGGAATTGTGCGACTGCGTCCAGAACGACGACGGAACGCTTTCAAGACCCGAAGAAGTCCCCGAACTGCCCTGCCCTGACTGCCGTCGCTGGTTTGACGAAGGAAGAGAAAGATGTAAGTCCTGCGACTACAAGTTTGACGGCGAAGAAGAAGACAGCGACGAGGACAGCGAGGGGGACAGCGAAAGCGACGCCGAAACCGAAGGAGAGTGCTACGATGGGAGCGTTTGGGTATGCTGTAAATGCGAAAAGTTGAGCGACGGAAAAGGTAATCCAGACAGCACATCCCAATTCTACGAAGAACTGGGCGATTGGTATTGCGGAAAATGCCACGAATACTACACAAGGGAAGACCAAGACGATTTCACGAATAGAATATGCGAGTGGTGTCATTTGGATTTTGACCTTGCTGACCCACACTACTACGACGAGGAGGGGAATTGTTGTTATTGTAGCGAAGAGTGCTTCAAGAAGGAACAAGATTGGTTGTCCGCCCCCTCATCGACGCGTCCCCCACACGGCAGCATCCGCACCTCACCTACTCGCGACCAACTCATCGCACTCGGCAAATACAAACTCGCGAAGTTTCAAATCGGCAAACAAGACCAACGCGACGAAACGAACTGGAACGAAGACGGCGACGATGAACTCTGCTCGGCGATTGACGCATCTGGAAATGCTCTGTATTAACTTTGGATAATACAGAACTACTACTACTACGGGACGAGGGGTGTCCCTTTTTTTTAACTCAAACGAAAAGTCCTAATCATCATCATCTTTGTCCTCTAACATATACACACACTTTTCACTCACGACCGCCTGTGGATAATTCTTTGCTATGGTTATCCAGCGTGAATTGATTTTCTTCATCTCCTTCATCATCTTATTATTGATACCTATGTAATTTTCGAGCATATACTTCGTGCTTTTCGTCATAACTGACTTCGGGAAAAAGGTGACGAAATGACATTCGTTTAACATCTGGCGTGTTGTCTGGCGGTCGCTCGGTAAATGGAATGTGAGAATACAACTAATCTTATGGTGTCGCCCCGTCTGTAAAATCTGGTCGAGTATCTTGAAAACCTCTTTTCGGTGTGCTTTGTTCGAGAGAGTGTCGCAGTCATCAAAAATCACCATACTTTCAGCAAACTCACTCGCCTCTATCGGGTCGCTCACCAGCGTATCATCTATCTTCGGTCGTTTCAGGTTTTTTATATCATCCACCGAGACATCATCAGGAAGCGACGAAAACATATATATCATTCGGTCTGGGAACTTTTTCGTGTATTCGCGACACACCATCTTCGTATAATACGACTTGCCCGAACCTGACGCACCCACAACATACCAGATTTGACGCTCTGTTTTTGGATTGACCATTTGGACGAACTTGCCCTCATCGCTGTCGGGAATTGTCGCCCTTTTGAATAACTGAACCCTCTGCTCTTTCAACCCCTTATCGTCGGGCGTAGCGAGGAACACTTTTTTACCATCATTCGAACCCCCCACGATTTTACAAAAGGGAGCACCGATTTTATCAAGATTGAGAGACATTCTGTATTATAATAAAATGAAATTATGTTTATTATAATTTATATGATGGAACACAATAGTCTTTGTGCCGTTTTATTGATTATCTTCTCGTTATTCTTAATCACATTATCTATCCTCGCACGGGTGATACTACCCTTCATACCCAACTTTGCTTGTAAAAATGTCGAAACCCGCAACTTCAAGGTCTTATCCAGTTCCCATTTTAGGGTCTGGACTGCTTTCAACTGCGATGTGATTTGATACAGTTTTCCTGTTTCACTATTAAACAACTTGACTAACTGGATTGCGGTCTCGGGTTCTTCGTTTTTAATCCGCATCATCGAAAACAGACGCTTCAACGCTTTCCAGTATCGTCCCTCACTCACCAGTTCGCCGAAGTCCTGCTCCAATTCCTTCAATCGCTCCTCTTCATTATCTACCGTTTCGTCATCGCCGAGAGAATACATACACGACGCATCGAAAAACTCATTACTCGCCTCCTTGCGAAATACGACATCCACCTTAATAAAATCAATATCATCGAAGGGTATTTTGCCGAAAAAGGTGTGTGAAAACTCCGCTCCGCGATAAATCCGCTCCTTCTTCCCAGCGTTCGACTGGATTTTCATCTCCACGAAATACATATCTGGATTATTTGCGATGCTATTCACAACATCATTCATCCCAGTAAAAACCACATCTCTCGGCAGTTCGCTTATATCCATCGTAAAATCATAATCACCAGTATATAATTGCGACTTCAATCCCGCCGTTCCAATCAGTCTCGGTTTGCGGTCATTCAGCGAAAACGCTTTCACCAGCGGATACTCCTCGCTCGTAGGGTATTTCCGTTCTGTTATAGTTGTCATTTTATTCTATGGGTTTTTGTTTTTATTATGTTCTTCTACCATCTTTCGTTGTGCTGGTGTCAGCGATGCTTCTACATTCTTCCGCATCAATTCACCCCTCGCCTCCATTTTCGGTTTCAAATCACGAGCGATTGCGAAAACCTTCGGCACTATTTCACTCCTAATTTTAGAAGTGTATTGCTCTTTTATTGCCGCAGTAAATCGTTTCTCTTCACTCACCCCTTCAAAAAACACCTCAAATTGGTTTCGTCGTTTAAATCCCATCCCAGCACTTCTTGTGCCACTTTCGACCCTCGAAATACCATCTATTCCTTCCAGACGCATCATACATCGTTGCGTTAATTCAGGTAAGAAAAATCCCTCGTGTTCGTCCAAAGCAAAGTTCATCGTTGTATAAGGACGCGTTTCGGGTGTCCAAAATGATACTGATGATGGATAATTCTCGTCCGCTTTCGTCATAAACATCGTTAAAGTAAGATGTTTTTCTTTGTCTCTCCCTTGTGCGTCGCAAGAGGCATTCCTTCTTTCGGCAAGATATACATCAAACGGGTCATCTCTCATCATTTCAGCAACCAAGTTCAAGCAACCAAATCCACATCTCACAAAAGTAGGAATATATTTTTCAAGCAACTCATCTATTTTCAATCCAACATCTTTTTTATTCATTACATTCGCGATATAATTTATCAGTCCCGCCTCCTGCTTTTGAAATAACACCTCAATATCGTCTGGTAATACAATCCCTCGCACCGTCTCCCCCTTCACTCGCTTCTCCGTCGTATCCGCTATTCTCGCCCTCGCCCTCTGTGATTGAAACGCACTCTCATCAAGACCCAGTATATCCATCACTTTTCGTGCCAGTCCGCTCCTTCCCAATAATACCGCCCTCATTCTCGGGGTCATCTTTGTTTCTCGTATCCTCATAAACAGTCGTCTATCCGCTTCTGTAAATGCTGGTGATTTCATCAGTTTCATATACGCCCGTTGTGGTGCTTGACTAACCGCCACCACCGCTGTTTCTTCTGGTTTCGCAAACTCCCCCGCTGGACTTCTCGGTTGCTCCGCCACCAACTCTTCACGCAATTCAACCCTCGCACTCGCAGGTGCTTTCGGTGCTTTCGGTTTTCGCGGTGCTTTCGCATCAAGTCCCATCGTCTCCCGATAATCCTTTTCACTTGGAAACTCTTGTTTTATTACGAGTTTCATCAACGCTTTCATTAGGGGTGTTTTATCACCTAATTTTCCAATCGATTTATCATCTTGCCAAACCCCTCTGTTTGCGTAAAACTCCAAGTTCATATCTTCTTCCCCTTTCGGGTCTTCTATATCATATTCTTTTCCCTTATATGTATAGGTTGAAACCTCCACATCCTCTTCTTCCTCTTCTTCGGGTTCGGGTGATTTCGGTTGCTTACTTTCAAAAAACGGCAAACTTTCACTACTGGATTTCGCTTTCGGCGATTTATCCGCGAATGCTCCAATTTTCTCTTGACGCATCACCATCTTCACCAGCGTCTTTCCCACATCATCTACCGTCAATTTTCCAATCTCTTCTTGGTCGCTATCAAATACCCTTCTCTCATCAAACGCCAATCCTTCTCTCGGTTCTTCCACCCAATAAACCTCATCACCCATCGTATATTCCGCAACTTCAACTTCGGGTTCTTCTTCCTCTTCTTCGGGTTCGGGTGCTTTCGGTTTCTCACGCTCTTCACGCCTCGCCTTCGCCCTCTCCCGCTTCGCCTTCGCCGTCTGTTTTTTCTTCGCTTCCCTCGCTTCTATCGCCTTTCGCTTCTGCTCCAACTTCGCATCGAAAATCGCCTTCCACTCTTCGAGTGTGTATGTCTTTCCACTTCCTTCCATTCCACCTCCTTCAAAAGCAGGGTTATAGACAGGGTAAATTGAATGCGACTTAATCAAGTAGTCTTTCTCTTTTGATGGATTATAGTAGTTAGTTTTATTAGGATTTACTCTAATTTCTGTATTCGGCGAGTATTGTCCCATTAATATAAACAGAGGGTCGGTGTCCAAATAAATACGGTGGTTCAATATAGTTTCATCTAACAAATGCTTTCTCTCGATACTCGGGTTATAAGTGATTGCCTCTTCAATCAATCCCAACTCTAAAAATCGGTCTGCGATACTTCCTGCGAGAGATGACCCAGTCGCCACATAATAAAATTGCGATGGAGGGTAGTTCCGTTGAAAAGCAACCAACTTCGCCAAATCTTCCTGAAACCGTGTCGTCAGTCGCAAATCCGCACTCACTCCAATCACCGCCCAAGTGTATAAATCCGTCCAACTCTTCACATCCGTTCCACGAATGCCCACCAAAATCACATTCTCATCATCTTTACGGTAAAATCGTAATGATGTATCATCTTTCAGCAACCTAAAATCAGGTAATTCTATCGCTTTACTCTGGTCATACATACTTCGCGAGAGATTGAACGCATTCTGCCGTCCTTGCTCCGCCGTCAAACCATACGCGTCGTAATCTGGCGTGAATGACTGCCTCTCTGCCTTCGACAAATCCCGCGTTGGATTAAATAACCGCATTCCTGCTTTATTTAGTGTGTATTCCACCGCACCTGCCCCCAGCAGTTCTTCTTCTTCTTCCCGAGTGAAACCGCCTCGTTTTTCAAACGCCGAGAGATTTCGGTCGCCCTTAATCTTCTGCTTCTCTTTTATTTGGAGTTTCAGGTTCTCTGGGTCGATTTCGTCTGGTGTTAGGGGTGTATCCTTTGAGATACGCTTTGTAGGGCGATATACTGGATATTCCTTATTTCCCACATCTTTCCAGTCTTCTTTAAACCATCTCTCGAGCGGTCGTTTTCCGTCGGGTTCATCTTCGTATTCACCGCCCATTTCTTTATACTTCTTCACATAAGCACCACTACGATATGCCGAGTGTTTCGGGTATGATTTATTCACAATCGCCTTTGCCTTTTCATATAACGCAGGGTTCGTCGGTTTCGCACCCCCTTCCACTTCCGCCTGTTGTAATAAATCCACCGACCCCTGTGCTTGGTTTTCCACCTTTTCACTCGCCTCCTGTGCTCGTAGTTGCTCTAACTGCTCGGTGAATTGAGCAATTTCCGTCTCGTTTGCGTTAGGGTCTGCTATATACCCTTCCAGTATCGCTATTTTTTCCGCAACGGGTTTTGCGTTGAACTCATCGACTTCATCTGGTATTGCCGCATTCGCCGCCATTCTCTCTTTATACGCGAGGTCTCGCTTTCTGCCTTCAATCTCTGCCCACAACATCATATCCTTAAACTCCTGCTGTCCTCTCAAAACCAAATCCTTCTGTCGCTTCAAAACTCGCTCCTTGCCTTCACGCATCTTTCCCAGTCTCACCGTGTCGGGGTTCGCTTTCGCTTCTTCATCTTTGATGTCCTTATTAACTTTATCCAACGCGTTTTGTGTGAGGGTTTTATCTAACAGGAGTTTAGTCTGTTTGTAATCGATTAAGTCCTGTCCTTTTAGGGTGCGAGGGTCTATCTTCAGCAAGTCTTTTACCCCCGCTTTCGACCAACCCAAACTCTCAAATCCCTCCGCAACCCCCTCGTCCTGTTTGTCGGCGACGAATTGACGCAATTTACCGTATATATCCTTCGCTCTATCTTCGGGTATCCATATAAACTCGTCATCGTGTAATCGCTGTAATGTTCCATCTATATCTTCCTTCACTTTCGGGTCTAATTGCTGAACACCAGTCCATAAGTCGATTTGCTTCTCGTTGCCAACCTGTTTCACAAACCCCGCTTTCGCCAACTCCTGAAACGATGGTCTTAATTTTGCCGCGAAAAGAGGGTTCGGCACACGGATATAAAAAATATCCTTATCCCGCTCCTCCTGTGTTTTAGCATCCCTATTAATCTTCGCAATCCTTTTCGTGTGATACGCCTCTTCTGTCGGGTCGGTCGTTTCAGCATCCCAATACCCACGCGGTTTTCGTATAATAATCATCGGGTTTTCCTTATCTCTCACAATCCCCGCCTGTGCCTCATCTTTTTTGATGCGTTGTATTCGTTCCGCTTTCATATCTGCGTCATACTGCGACGGATTGAAAATCATATTCGCCGTATCCTTCACATTCTTCCCAAACGCCACCGCCGTCTTTACTATCGGCACAACAATATTCTTCATCACCTTCTTTTTGCTTTCTTCTTTACCCTCTTCGCTAATACCGAGCAACCCCTTTTTTTGTTTCTTCGGGTCATCGCTTTTCCCATACAAAGCATCACCAATTCCATTCTGGATTTTCTCGCGGACAGGGGCAAGGACGGCGGCGGCGGCAGCAACAGGACTGACTTTCGGTTCTGCTTTAGGGGTCGGGACGGCAGCACCACCAGAACTTCTTTTAATCGCCGTAAAAACAGTATCATAGTCGCCTCCACTATCGCTTATTGCGTTCATTAAACTACCTACTACTGCGGGAGCAAGTCTGCTTTCAATAAAACCATCTCGTTCTACTGGTGGCGTGTCAGCAAGTTCTTTTATTAACCCTTGATGTTCATTAACAGCACGAAGTAATAGGGGATTGGTTCTAATAAAATCACGACTACGAAATGCGTTGAGAAATCTATTCTTAACACTATCAGGCATCATCATTTGCCAACCTGTCGCCATAAGTGCCTGATTACCCGCTCGTCCTAACACTTCTTCGACTATCCTTTTTTGTTCTGGTGATGCCGACATCCTGACCGTTCCGTCTGCTCCAACTGCTACTGTTGAACCAGCAGGTTCGATTGGTCTTGACATAACAACACCACCCCCATCCAATTCGTCCGCACCCCACGCTTCCGTCGGGGCACTCCCCTTATCGAACTCTTCCAGTCTTTTCCTGAACTCCTCATCAGTTTCCTTCGGCGGTTTTTTATCAACCTTTCCCTTGATTTCGTTCGCCTTTTTCAGTCCCTTATTCAGGGCATCAATCCAACTGGCACTTCCGTAAGCGTGTTCTTCCAAATCAGCAATCACTTTATTCTTGTGGAGGATGATGTCTCGCAGGTCTTGTCGAGAGAAGTCCTCAAACCCCCTCCCTCGCAACCCGCAACAGTTTCGTTTTATTTCATCGTCGCCTTCAAGGGCGAAGTTTCCTCTATTCATTTATATACGATTGTTGTGTTTTGTTTTTATTATTAATTGTAAGACTAATAATAAATCTCTCGGCATCGCCGTTTCAACGGCAAGAAAAATCAATCCTGTTGCTCTTGTCGAACGGGCGGATGGTGATGCTGGGCGACGGGCAGATGACCTTCGCCACACCAACGGCAGTTTGAATGATGGGTTTAATGGGGGGTTTAATAACTGGCATTTTTATTATTACTGGAATTGTCTTTATATTTTACTGCCAGAGAATATTTATGGCGAGGTTGTTGGGCGAATACTTGTCGCTCCGCCAGTCCCCCTTTATCTTCGTTGCTCGATTGAGGTAATTCTCTCGGCGTTGCTCGTCCCTGTGCTTCGTGAAATCATCATATCCCTTCTGCCCGAAATTGACGACGCGACCGTCTGGCGTCCTCACGGCGAACTTCTTATTCTTCGTTGCCGAGAGATATATTTCTGCTTTATCATCCCCCCGATATTTCAGGAAGTTTTGATAGACCCTTTTATAATCGCTCATTTAATACTGATTATGTGTATTTATTTATAATCGTTTTCACCACCACAAAACACAGGATTTCACCTACGGAGGGGATAGGCAGGACAGAGTATATGATAGACCAAAACATAGTATATCATATATTAGATTACTTTTATATAAAATCTCTCGGCGTTCGTGTTTTCAACTTCCGCAAGACAGGCAAACATCGCTCTCATCGAGGCACGGCAGTTTATCATAATCAAACTTGCTGATGATGTTCTGTGGTTCA